GTGGTAAGTCCCGGCTGTCTGCTGTAACGCTTCTTATCGAGGCTCTGAACTGCCCTGAAGGGTCAGCGGTGATGTACATCGCCCCTACACTTGGGCAGGCCCGGACGATCATCTGGGACTTGCTGCATGACTTAGGTCGTCCAGTGATTAAGTCCTCTCATATTAACAACCTTGAGATTACCCTTGTCAACGGAAGAAAGATTCTGGTTCGAGGCGCTGATAACCCCGATAGTCTTCGTGGTGTGTCCCTTGTGTACGTGGTACTGGACGAATGTGCGTTTATTAAGCAGGAGATTTGGGAGAAGGTTATCCGTGCTGCTTTGTCGGACAAGAAAGGCAGAGCACTATTCATCTCTACTCCGTCAGGACGTAATTGGTTTTACGATGCCTTTAAGCTGGGTAAGGACGAAGCAGACGAAGAATGGAAGTCTTGGCACTACACCACCCAAGACAACGAAACCATCGACCCTAAAGAGATCGAAGCAGCCAAGCGAACCTTGAGTTCCTTTGCCTTTAAGCAGGAATACTTATCCAGTTTCGATACCTCAGGTTCTGACATCTTCAAAGAACACTGGATCAAGAAGGGTGAAGAACCCAGAGATGGTTCATACATCATCGCCATTGACTTGGCAGGTTTTGAAGACATTGCCGATGGCTCCCAGAACAAGAAGAGACTAGACGAATCAGCTATTGCTGTGGTCAAGGTATCAGATGATGGTACTTGGTGGGTTAACAAGATTGAGCATGGACGGTGGGATATTAAAGATACCTGTATGCGTATCTTAAAGAACATTAAAGAGTTCCAGCCTCTGGCGGTAGGGATCGAAAGAGGTACAGCTAAGAATGCTGCCTTGACCATCCTACAAGACATGATGAGGCAATACAACACCTTCGCACATATCCAGACACTCACTCATGGGAATAAGAAGAAGACTGACCGTATCATCTGGGCCTTACAAGGACGGATGGAACACGGTAAGGTCATCTTGAACGAGGATGGTGATTGGGCTGACTTTGAAGATCAGCTCTTGATGTTCCCCACCAAAGGCGTACATGATGACTTGGTGGATGCTCTTGCTTATGTTGAACAACTTGCCCTCAACTCTTTCGTTCCTGACTATGAGGAAGATGAGTATGAGGTTTATGACGCTATAAGTGGATATTAAACAATGGAAGACAATTTAGAAACAAGTCAGTATGACGAACCTACAGAGTCGGATAAAGAACTGACTGAGTGGGTTGTCTCCCACACTGACAAGTGGCGCGACTATCGTGACCAGAACTACCTGACTGATTGGCAAGAGTACGAACGTATCTTCCGTGGTCAGTGGGCCGCTGAAGACCGTACTCGTGACTCAGAGCGTAGCCGTATCATCTCCCCTGCTACACAACAGGCGATCGAGACACGTCACGCTGAGATCATGGAAGCTATCTTCGGTCAAGGTGAGTGGTTCGATATTGAGGATGATCTGAAGGACGTTAACGGCACTGCCTTGGACGTTGAACAGATCAAAGCTCAGTTGATGGAAGACTTCAACCGTGACAAGATTAAGAAGGCTGTGGATCAGATTGAACTGATGGCTGAGATCTACGGTACAGGTATCGGTGAGATCGCTGTCAAGACAGAGAAGGAGTACGCTCCTGCTACTCAAGCTATCCCCGGCGTACAAGGACAAGCAGCTATTGGCGTGGTCGAGAAAGACCGTATCTCCGTTAAGCTGGTTCCTGTGAACCCTAAGAACTTCTTGGTTGATCCTAATGCCACATCCTTGGATGACGCTATGGGTTGTGCCATTGAGAAGTTCGTATCGGTGCATAAGATCGTTGAAGGCATGGAGAAGGGCATCTATCGTAAGATTGATCTTGGTCTGGATGCTCCTGATGATGACTTAGAAGCTACCGAAGAATCAGTTACCTATCAAGATGGTCGTGTGCGTATGCTCACGTACTACGGTTTGGTTCCTCGTGAGTACTTGGAACAGTTGGAGAACGAAGAAGAGGTTGCTGACCTGTTCCCAGAAGACTCCTTAGCCGATGACTACGCCGAACTGGTGGAAGCAATCATTGTTATCGCTAACGGCGGTAAGCTCCTGAAGGCTGAAGCTAACCCTTACATGATGAAGGATCGTCCTGTCATGTTGTATCAAGACGATACAGTCCCCGGACGTGTATGGGGTCGAGGTACAGCGGAGAAGGCCTACAACATGCAGAAGGCTATTGACGGTAGCTTGCGTATGGACAGCGATGCCCGTGCCCTTACAGCCGTTCCTATGATGGCTATGGACGCTACCCGCTTGCCTCGTGGTGCTAAGTTCGAGGTTAAACCCGGTAAAGCATTCCTGACCAACGGCGATCCTAACCAGATTATGATGCCTTTGCGCTTCGGCACACCTGATGACTCCTCAGTGAGGGCCTCTCAGAACTACGAACGCCTTCTCTTGCAAGCTACAGGTACTGTTGACAGTGCTGGTATGCCTTCCGCAGCTCCTCGTGACGCTGGTGCAGGTGGTATGTCTATGGCAATGGCGGGTATCATCAAGAAGTACAAGCGTACATTGACGAACTTCCAAGAAGATTTCTTGATTCCGTTCATCAACAAGGCTGCTTGGCGCTATATGCAGTTCGATCCTGAGCGTTACCCTTCTGTGGATGTGAAATTCATGCCTACAGCTACCTTGGGTATCTTGGCTCGTGAGTTTGAACAGCAGCAATTCATTGCCTTGTTACAGACATTAGGCCCAGACACTCCAGTTTTGCCTCTGATCCTTAAAGGTATCTTGGGTAATAGCTCCTTGAGCAACCGGAATGAACTGATTGCAGCCTTGGAACAGATGAGTCAACCTAATCCTGAACAGCAACAACAGGCTCAAATGCAGCAACAAGCTGCTATGGCTAAGTTACAAGCTGATCTGGCACTCTTGCAGGCCCAGACTCAGAAGACTAGCGCAGAAGCACAGCAAACAATGGTTGAAACTCAGCTCATGCCTGAAGAGTTGCGCGTAAAGGTGGTGCAAGCCGCTGCTACGAACCTCGATCAGGACGCTGATTTTGCTAAACGTATGAAACTGGCTGATTTGATGCTCAAAGAGAAAGATATTGACTCAAACGAGCGTATCGCACTCGCACAGATGCAGAACCGTCAGCCTAAATAAATCAATGAAAGGAGTTTCCCCTCATGGACAAGGAACTTCAGCAGTATTACGAGGAAACTTTCTCAACGATGGCTACCCAAGGGTGGTTATTCTTGATGGAAGACCTCACCAAGTTAAAGGATGAACTAGACAATATCCGCACGGTCAAAGACGCACAATCATTATCTTATCGTCAGGGCCAACTGGATATCCTAGATCTACTTTTAAACCGCAAGAAGACTTGTGAAGAGATTTACGAACAGTTACAGCAGGAGGAACAGTAATGCGCCGAATGTTTGAGTTTGTTTGTGAAGATGGACACATCTCTGAAGCATTAGTTGATGAAACCGTCAGGGAACTCGCTTGTCGAGCCTGTGGTAAACACTCAACGAGAATTGTTTCCAGTGTTCGATGTAACTTGGAGGGCATCTCTGGTGCTTTTCCCGGTGCATATGACTCATGGGAACGCAAGCGAAGTGAAAAGCTGAAACAAGAGAGGAAAGCCTCTTACGCTGTTCCAGAGTAACACTTCACATTAAACGGGTAGGTACGAGAGTATCCACATTTCATAGTCCTATAATCTCAAGAGAGACAGGAGAATAATAGTATGGCATTTATTGACGACGAATCGTTTGATCCAACCTTGGACACGATCACAGATGAACAACCTCAAGAGACTCCTCCAAAGGAGCAACCTCAAGAAGTTGTAGAAGTAGAGAATGTAGTTCCTGATAAATATAAAGGTAAAGCCTTTGAAGACATCGTAAAGATGCACCAAGAAGCTGAAAAGATGATTGGGAGGCAAGCACAGGAAGTACACGAAGTACGCTCATTAGCTGATCAATTACTAAAACGACAACTCGAAAGCGATAAGGCAGTAACTGTTGAAAGTGCGCCCGAAGTAGATTTCTTTGAGAACCCTCAAGATTCTATTAAACGTGCAATTGAGAATAATCCCGCAGTCATTGAAGCTAAACAGGCTAACCTTGAGCTAAAGCGGATGAAGACAGCACAGCAATTAGCATCCAAACATCCTGACTTTGGCACTATCGCCAACGACACTGGATTTCAGGAGTGGGTGAAAGCTAGTCCTATTCGTCTTAACCTTTACGCTAAAGCAGATGCAGAGTTTGACTTTGGTTCAGCGGATGAACTCTTGAGCACATATAAAGAACTTAAGCAAGTTCGCAACAACAACGTACAAGAAACTGGTAAGAAACAACAGGCACAAGCTCTTCGAGCCGCAGGTGTGGATACAAGTGGTTCTGGCGAAGTTGCAAAGAAAGTATATCGTCGTGCGGATTTAATCCGTCTTAAGATGACAGACCCAGATCGTTATGAGTTGCTACAACCCGAAATCATGGC